AACGCCACACGCACCTGGGAAAAGATCGAAGCTGGTCTGTACCAGTCAAGCGACGGAGTGCTGGTCGAATCCTGCCGCCACTACGGTGAACAACGTGAAGGTTGGTACAGCACCTATCCGGAAGAGCGCATCCCAGGTGGTTGGAATCTGACCCTCAAAAGCGCAAAGTTGGATGCCGGTGCGTAGCCAACTCAAGATCCGAAACTCAACGAAGAAGAACGGGAGCGTTCTATCGGAGGTCAAGTTTCCGCAGGGGTTGCCGTTCGAACATAGGAACCTGGGTAGGGTCTCCGTGAGCCGGGTTCGTATCTGGTCTCGTCCAGATGGGAGGATGCACCTGGGTTCTATGAACATCGGAAACGGCAACGAACAGAAGTGGGTCGAGACTTCTCTGTTCGAATTCGACCCTCGGCAACTCATTGACGTCCTGGCCCCCCACGTACTCGAATCTGTAACTAAGTACAAGCCAGGTCATTTCGAAGGGAACGACGCATGACTGATTGGCGACTCCCAGAGAACAAAGAGCACGCCTTCTTGGCTTTCTACTGGTTCCATCTCGAGCACCGCAGCCACCCAGGAATGGTGTACTCCTTCTTGCCGGCAATCGCCGACGCCTTCGACCTCGACGACGACCAGCGTGCCTGGCTCGTGTGGCTGAACGGCAACACTCAGAACGCAGTGACTTCGCTGATGTTGCTCGAGGTTGCCCCGACGCCCAACGACTGGAAGAAGGCAGTCGACTTCTGGAACGAGAACTTCAAGAAGCTTGAGTGGGACACTGACCGTCGCCACCAGAAGTCCAAGTTCGGCGAGGCCACCGAGGCCTGGTTCATGGACTTCGGATACCGACCATCAACCGACTGGCTCAAAGCTGGCGCTCGAGGCTGGAGCCATACGTGGAAGCACGCCTTCAGCCAGCCGTACATGGGCAGGCTCTCTAGCTGGTCGATGATCGAGTACGCACGTATCCTCCTGGGGCAAGATATCCCCGACTCCGACACGTGGATGCTCGAGGACAAGAGCGGTTCCAAGTCGCACCGGAATGGCATCGCCGTCGTCAAGGGATATGACGCCACTTACTGGGATGCCGACACCCCCGACTTGCTCGGCATAGTCGGCGAGCTCGAGGACTATGCAGACCACCTACTGGCTCGCGTCGACCACCCGGACGCCGGACGCCTCACCATGGAGTCGGCACTGTGTACGTTCAAGTCCTGGCACAAGCCGAACCGACGGTATCCGAACGTGTACGCCGACATGATGTACACCCGTATCAAGAAGGCAGAGGCTCGGTTCGACCGTACCTTCGACCTCCTCTGGGAGACCCGAAAGTACGACCTCCCCGAGTACCTTCGACTCGAAGACCAGTCGACCGACCCAGGCGTTGCCGGGGTCAAACAGAACTGGTTCCTCGAGACTGGTGAGGTTCACTACCTCCACCACGTATCCGATCTCTTCGAGCCATCTGGCTTGGAGCTACAAATCATTGCTGGCGACAAGCTGGCCCCACGAAAGGACCAAACATGGAGCTGACCATCTGCGAGAAGTGGACCCTCTACTGCCCGGAACCAACCGAGGAAGGGCAGTGGTTCCTAGACTACGTGCTGCGTTCACCCAGAGATGCAGGCATTCACCTCACAGCAGGGTTGAACGCATACCAAGCGCTGTCCGAATTGGGTGTCAAACCTGATACAGCAATGGAGTACTTCGGCGGTATGGGTGCCCAGTCCGGGATGATCCAACACTTCTTCTCAGTACGTTCGCACCTGGTCCTCGACAACAGCGAGGAGGCAGTCAGGCACATCGAGTCGAACATGGAAGGGTACGACGTCGTCGCTAGTTGCGAAGACAGCTACGACCCCGCCAGCTACCGGCCTGCCGACATCGTCGGGTTGGACTTCGGCGACCTCACCGTTTGGAAGACACGGGAAGGAGAGAAGCATCGTGAGCTCCTCGACCGTGTCTTCGCCGGCAAGCCGAAAGGTGTTGTTCTGACAGACGTCGCCTGCCGGTATCTGCACCTGCATCGGGAACGCTACGAAACGCTCCTCGGGGCTGGCACTTGTGCCGACTATCCAACGTATCTCGAGGCGCTCGCCGACCGGCTCGAGGAGATCTACGGATACGTCATGGTGGCTGGGTTCCACCACCGTTGGTCTACCGTCATGGCGCTACGACCTGAAGGCGTGCGAGGCGAGTTCATCCCGACGCCGGAGTCGCCTGTCGGACTTGTGGTCACTCGATGAAGACAAAGATCCACACAGAGCTCACGCCGGTAGAGTCCCGTGGTGGGCGTCTATGGAAACGTGAAGATGCACATCGCAACGACTATGGGGTGAACGGTAGCAAGTACCGGGCATGTCGCCACCTACTGACCCAGGCCATCTTGGATGGGTACACACACGTCGTCACTGCCCAAGCCACAGCCAGCCCGCAGTCTTCGATCTGTGCTACGTTGTGTGAGGAGCTGGGTCTGGAATGCACTGTCGTTGTCGGAGCCAGTAAACCACACACCGCAATCAAGCATCCGAACATCGCTATCGCTATGGCAGCAGGAGCCAACCTCGACACCGGTTGCCGAGTGGCCTACAACGGGACTCTTCAACCCTACGCTTCGAGGCTCGCTGAGGAGCTCGGAGCATATCAGCTGCCCTACGCCATCACCTACCCAACGAGCGGGACGAGAGAGGGACTCGAGGCCTTCCTCGCAGTAGGTGGAGCGCAGGTGGTGAACCTACCCGACAGCGTCGAACGTCTCGTCATCCCGTTCGGCTCAGCAAACACAGCTTGCGGGGTGCTCTACGGGTTGAACGAGAAACGACCAGCCAACCTCAAAGACATCTACTTGATGGAGATCGGACCGAGCCGAAGAGATTGGGCGATGGAGCGACTAGAGATAGTGGGTAAGGAGTTCGAGTTGACCAGCGTCAACACTCACTTCATCACGCTCCACGAGGTGTGGGCCAGCTACAGCGACCAGATGCCGGAGACGATGGAAGATATCGTGTTCCACCCATGGTACGAAGGGAAGATGATTCGGTGGCTCAATCTCGTTCAGCCTGATTGGTGGAACCTCCAAGACGAGACCACCTGCTTCTGGATCGTAGGTGGTCCATCGTGATCGAGTTCGAAGCCCAGTTCAAGAGCGACTGTGGCAACTGCGAGTTCCCGGTAGAGAAAGGTCAAGCTGCAACCTTTGAGGACAACGAAGCTGTACACATCAAGTGCCCCAAGGTTCGCCCAGCGTGCCCTGATTGCTGGCTGGTGCACGGCACGGCTCAGGAGTTCTGCGAATGAGGACTGATGACTTCCTCGACTTCGTCGTCGAGCGCCACCGCATCTGGGAACAGAGGCAGGCAGGCACTGCCCAACCTTGGACCGAAGACCCTGTGCTCGCCAACCGCAAGTTCACCAACGTCTTCCGGGTGCTCGATCCAGGCACTCAGTTCCTCTTGAAGGACCTCTTTGAGCCCGACCTCAACCCTCGGGACACCTTGATGCGAGCGTTCCTCTACCGGCATACAGGCAAGGTAGAGACGTGGGAGCTGCTGGACCTCATGGTCGGCGAATATCCGACAGTCCCGATGCTCGAAGACGTCCGTAAGATCTGGCATGGGTACCGGGACACGAAGGCACCGTTCTTCACGAATGCGTACCTCGTCTATCCGCAATCTTCCACACCCGGTACAGACAAGCTCGACTCGATCGTCGACTTGACAAAGCGGCTGTTCACTCCTGGTTCGCCAGACGACATCATGCCGGAATGGCTCTCTGCTCAGACCCAGAAGGAGCGGTTCAAGATCCTTCGCCGCAACAAGGGCGTCGGCGACTTCATGTCAATGCAGATACTGACTGACTGGGGCTACCAATGTGGCGAAGATCGGGAAGACGAATTCCTCGTGCCTGGCCCTGGCTCTATCAAGGGAGCGAAGGCTCTCGACCCCGACGCCAAGACCATGGAAGTGGTGCGGCGTGTCGTGAAAGAAGTTCGTGGGGTAGCTTCTTCACCTCGGTTGGGGTACCGTTCACCAAGTCTCATGGACATCGGCTCTAATCTCCTCTGCGAGTGGAGCAAGTACGTGAGGTTCAGAGGGCAATCGTTGCCCAAGACCAACTACATCCCGGCTCACCCAGGTCCGCAACCGGACCCAGTGCTGCCGAGCTATTACACAGAGGAACTGATATGAACAAAGCGCAAGAGCTGGACCTGCTTATGGTAGACCCACCGCCAGGGTCGCACCTCAAGATGAAATTGGTGTACCCAGGCAGCCCGAAGTCCTATGTCTACGTGGCCATCTCTCTAGGCACTCTTTGGTACCTCAGCGGTATCAGCGGGTCATTCCCGTCTTGGGCTTCCCTGGTTAACTGGATGCAAAACAAGAACGCCGAAGTAATTTCAATCCAAACCGCAACGTCCTGGGAGGACCTACTGTAATGAACCACAACTACCAATTCAACAACGTCAACGACGCATTGCCTCGACTTATGGAGGCTCTGCTGGGAGACGGTGCGGAGTTCCCTTCTCGTGCCGGCAACACCAAAGAGTTGATGCACGTCGGTATCACCCTCCGGAAGCCTTGGCAGCGGGAGATCGCACTGCCTGGTCGCAAAGCCAACATCGCTGCGCAGATCATGGAGACCATGTGGGTGTTGTCGGGTCGCAACGACGTCGCAGGTCTCAGCCATTACCTGCCTCGAGCCATCGACTTCAGTGACGATGGCTTGGAGTGGCGGGCAGGCTACGGTCCTCGCCTGCGAAACTTCCACGGTGTTGACCAGCTTGCCTACCTCGTTGACACGATCGCTGACTCGCCTGGTTCACGGCAAGCGGTAGCGTCCATTTGGGACCCGACCGTCGACACTGAGCCCGGCAAAGACATCGCCTGCAACAACTGGATCTCGCTCAGTGCCAGGGACGGCAAGCTGGACGTTCACGTAGGTCTCCGCTCAAACGACGCCATGTGGGGTTGGAGCGGTATCAACGCTTTCGAATGGTCGGTACTACAGGAAGTAGTGGCACACATCGCAGGCCTGGAAATCGGATCACTCCACTTCTCCACAACCAGCTTCCACTTGTATGAGCAACACTGGGATAAGGCAAGTTCCCTCTCCAAGCTCAACGGCAACTTCATGTACGGTGACTCCCCAAGGTTCAACCTGAGTGGGTACAACGTGCTGAGCCGTTTCGACGAGCTTGCCCAGGAGTGGTTCGCACTCGAAGAAGACATCCGCTTCGGCCGGGAGATCGGCAACGCTGTCAACGACTTCCCCGAGCCGATGTTGCGGTCGTGGTTGCGGGTTCTTCAGTGGTACTGGTCAGGCGAGAGCATCTACCTGCAGCCTCTCCGACGATCAAACCTTTACCACGCTTGCCTGGAAGGTGTCAAGCCTGCCGGCAAGCACCAGGAAGAGCAGCTCGAGATCGTAGAACCCTACGACCGCATCGACGGTGAGTTCCTCGACTTCGTCAACCGACTGCACACCCAGAAGCACCTGGCATACGGTGACAGCTGGAAGCGTCGAGGCGAGTATATGATCCTCGCTAACATCGCCCGCAAGGTCGACCGCATCGAGAGCGGCAAGGACACTCCGGACGAGACCCAGGCCGACACCGCACAAGACCTGATGGTCTACCTCGCCAAATACAAGTCTTGGCTCAGCGGTGGAGAAGGCAACCCAGACGAGGTCCGCCTCATCCTCCGGGGACAAGAGAGCCTCTACTTCTCTACGGTAGATATCGTGAGCTTGTTCGATAACCTAGAGAACGCTCACGGACCAGCCTTCAAGATGAGCGTGGTGGACAAACTACTGAGCCAAGCCTACACCTTCGCCCTGTCGTTGTGGTGACCCGCTCCATCTACATCATCGGTGCGCCAGGCTCCGGCAAGTCGACGGCCATGGCCCAACTCCTCGAGGGTTGGGCCATGGGTCCGTACACTCGTTGGCAGCGGGAGATCTATGGACACTATCTCGAGCACCCCGAGAGAGGACGAGGAGCGTACCTCGGTCACCTTCGCCCCGAGTTCCCCGGAACGGACGCTCTCTCCCTCTCAGCAGGTCCTCGAGCGGTTGAATGGCTCGACGCTCTCCCACTCCTTGGGCTTGATTGGGTTCTGGCCGAAGGTGCTCGCCTCGCTCACATGGGTTTCCTACTTGCTCTCAACGAAGCCACAGACCTGACAGTCGTGTATTTGGATGTGGACCCAGAGGTTGCTGCCCAGAGGCGAATCGACCGGGGTGGGAAACAGCTTTCTGAAAAGTTCTGCAAGACGATGACCACTAAGTCGGCCAACATCTACAAGGGTTGCAAGGAAGCAGGCATAACTATCGTGAAGGATGTTCCTGCCTTGAGGTAGCTTTCCAGGAACAGTTGGGGTAGTATGATTGTCACTGGCCACAAGGGCTAGCATCTACCAAGGAGCAACCATGATCGCACTTAACGAAGCACCGGCCACTGCCAACCAGAAGAAGTACGCTCGTGACCTGCTTGCACAGCGAGTCGGCATCGAAGCTGCAGAAGAAGTCCGAATCATCTTGAACACCTGCCGGGAGCGTAACGCTCTGACCGCCAAGCTGCTTTCGGCCTGCATCACACAGCTGCTCAGCATCTCTCGCCGCACCTACGTGAAGCCCAACCCCCACCTCGATATGGAGGCAGGCGTCTACGTCCTTCCGAGTGGTTCGCTCGTCCGGGTCTACTTCGGCCAGAAGTCCGGCCAGCTGCTGGCCAAGGTCGCCATCGACGGTGAGCTCGTCTACAGCGGCACTGCCCGCAAGGTTCTTGCCGCTGGCAGCCGCAAGGCCACCGCCGACGAGATCGGTGCGTGGGGCCAGACCACCGGCACCTGCTTGATCTGCAGCCGCCACCTCAACGACCCCGAGAGCGTTGATCGTGGCATCGGCCCAGTCTGCTTCGCCAAGCTGTAACACCTGAAACCGGACGGCTTGGAGAAGCCTGGGGTTCGATTCCCCTACCGTCCACGCAATATCAACCCACAACGCCAAGGAGCGTGTTATGCCCAAGCAACCCACCAACATCCGGGATCTCCGTGAGTCAAAGAACCTGTCGCAAGACAAGGTTGCTGCAGCTGCCGGGGTCACGTACAACGTCTTCGTCCGGATCGAAGAATGCTCTGGAAAGACCACCCCGCAGGAAGTCTCCAACGTGATGACTGCCCTGAAAGAGATGGAACCAGGCACTCGAAAGCTGGCCGGTCGCCCGTTCAAGGACGCTGCCAAGGAAGCTGCTGTACGTGCCGCTCGTGAAACCGGGAGCTCGGTTTCTGAGGCGCTCGGTATCGAGCTCATCAAGCCTGCCCGGAAGAGGGCTCCCGCCAAGAAGGCTGCAGCCAAGAAGGATCCCGCAAACTCCATGGCTTCTGTTCTCTCAAAGGGACGTGCGAAGAAATGAACCTGGGCAAGGTCAAGCGAACACGAGAAGTTCTTGAGCTCGTGTTCGCTGAGCGGGAATCCCAGGAAGCCCAGTACGGGGAAGAGAATATCGACCGTCCGTCGGGGACAGGGCCGAGCACTTGCTGGCTCGGACCCTACACGGGAGACTCAGCGGACCAGATCCAGCGGACCCTGCGAACCGATTACGAAGAGTTCGAAGACGAGACCGGTCGGGTCACCTGGGTCCACCTCATCCGGGAAGAGATCGCAGAAGCGTTTGAAGAAGACGACAACGCCCGCTTGGCATCTGAGATGATCCAAGTAGCTGCGCTCTGCGTGGCATTCGTAGAGACCTTGGATACACCCCTCAGGTCTCCTCTGGCAAGCGAAGAGCAACTTGCGAACCCCTTGCGCCAGACAACCTGAGGGGAGCACGAGGCGGGTCAGAAGAGCGTGTCGGAACGCCTGACCCACCTCGTGCGATCTATTCCAGCTGCGCGGCGACCAGCTGGAGGATCTGAGAGTCCACTGATTGGGCCACCATATTCGCAGCCATCTCTGCGCCAGTTAAAGCGCCGTCAACGATCGGCGCGAACCCTGGCTGGCTGGGGTCGTGCGGCTGGAACATAACCAGCTGTCCGTCATGCTTCACGATGACCACCTCGCCGGTTGCTGGAATGTCGTTGCGCTTGTCAAGAACGTCGGCAGCAGACACCCCGTTGACCGGGGTGGTGCGGTCCCAGATTTCGTGCGTCCAGCGTGGCGTTTCGGCATCGGTGAGTGCGTCTGAGTCAATAGACTCGAATGCTGCCTGGATTTCTTCGTCTGTTGCTCTGGGGTGTGTGAATTGTATTGCGTTCTTTACGTCTTGAAGATTCATAGTTTCTCCTCTTTTAGGTTGCGGCCAGATAGCCGAGCAGGACGGCACGGCCGGGTGTGGGTCTGTCGCCGCCTGGGTCGTATTGTTGAACATCACTCGAAACCGATCCGGCCACAATTCCTCCTGTTACTAAAACGGAGCCGTCATTTAACGTGCTCTGCTTGTGGTAGTAGCGGATGGCTGGAAGTACATCTTTAGATGTCCAAGTGTTAGTAGACAAATCATATTGTTGAACGTCAGCCGACGCCCCGTAGTCGACAAGTCCTCCTGTTACTAAAACTGTTCCGTCACCCAGCGTGCTCTGACCGTGGTAGTAGCGTTGTGCGGGTAAAGCTGCTTTAGATGTCCAAGTATTAGTAGACAAATCGTACTGACGAACATCAGTATTAGCTGCTCCTCCTGTTACTAAAACGGTGCCGTCATTTAACGTGCTCTGGCCGTGCTGGCGCTGGGTGGCTGGCATTGCTGCTTTAGATGTCCAAGTGTTAGTTGACAAATCGTATTGTTGAACATCACTAGAAACCGATCCACCAACTTCACCGCCTGTAACTAGAACTGTTCCGTCATCCAGCGTGCTCTGACCGTGGTGGCGCCGGGTGGCTGGCATTGCTGCTTTAGATGTCCAAGTGTTAGTTGACAAATCGTACTGACGAACATCAGCCGTAGTTGATCCTCCTGTTACTAAAACGGTGCCGTCATTTAACGTGCTCTGACCGTGGTGGTAGCGGGTGGCTGGCATTGCTGCTTTAGATGTCCAAGTGTTAGTTGACAAATCGTACTGACGAACATCACTCGAAACCGATCCACCAACTTCACCGCCTGTAACTAGAACTGTTCCGTCATCCAGCGTGCTCTGACCGTGGTAGCGCCGGGTGGATGGCATTGCTGCTTTAGATGTTACGGACTTGGCAACGAAAGCCGTTTCAGGGATCTGTGTAGCGAGTGCAAAAGCTAAAGCATCCATTAGCTCAACGTCCTTGTCCGGCCGGTGAGTAGTCCAGCGGTGTAGGTCAGTGCAGTTGTCATTGTTACGGTCCCTTCAGGAGTGACGACTTCCTCAACCACGGTTGTAGGCAGGTCATCGGTGTACGTCAGCGTCGTTGTCTTCACCGTGGTGCTACCATCTTTCTCGACCACGCTCGTGAGTACACCTGCGGTATGTGTCATCGTGAGATTTCGCTCGTCGGTCGGTAATAGAAGCGCCTGGTGCTGCTGCACCGAGATATCCGAAGAGCCCTTCTGCATATACGGCGTGAAGTCTGCCACCGATACCCAGGCAGCTCCGTTGTAGCGCTCTAGCGCTGATGTGGTGCTGTTGTAGATAACTCGGCTGACCCACTCCTCCGCAGACGTTAGGGCATTCCGAGCGGTGGTAGTCATCGAGGCGATACCTGGGTTATCGTCTACCCACTGAGCGAGTGATTGAACGATGGTATCAAGCTCTGCGGCTGCGTCTGAACCCAGGGGGTACGGGACGCCTTTCGTGGTGGTGCTGGGCATATCTGCTGCTTCCTGCTATGCGGGGGTCAGGTCGGAATAGTCGCTAATCGTCCCGGGCTGGGAGTCGATTGTTCCGGTAATTGCGTTGATCTCGATACCCTCTTGAACTTCGTAAACGAACACTAGCCCAGCGGGTTTCAGTGCCGCCACGGCATCCTGAACCAGCTGAGAGTCCGGGGTCTCCCCGAGGTAGGTCCGGAGGCGGAACGTCCAGGCGCTGCCCTCGCGCTCATACAGTTCCACTCTGCGGGTTCCTGTGAGGTGCTGTTGCGCCGCTGCCCTAATGGCGGAGACGCTGCCACGGTTGAAGCCTGCGGCAGCTTTTATGCGAATCCGCTGGCTTGCTTCGTCCAGCCCGGTGATGGTCTCTACGCCTACGAACTGCGCGACCCAAGGGAGCGCAATAGCTGGAGCCTCGTCCACGTCTAGGAGCTTCCCCCAGCCTGTGTGGGTGTCGCTGTCACGAACGATGTCGTCTATGGCGACGATCGGATTGAACAGAGCGTAGACAAGCTGGAGCAGCTCGCCGCTCTCGTCTGCACGCGACCAGGGACCGAGGGCTGCGTAGGCTTCCTGGACGATGCGGGGAGCGGTGTCGAGCTCGATCATCAGGTTGCTGTTCCCGTCACTGAGGTAGCGTTAGGAAGTGGGGCTACACCAGCCAGAGCAACGTCAGCCGTGCCAGCGTCCAGCGTCAATGCGCTGACGTATCGAACACCCTCGACCCGGTTGAGGACCTCGGCAACTTCGAGGTACCTCACGACGTTCTCGCTTGATCTCCAGGTAGGAGTCGCCTCGTCACCGCCTGCCCATACAGAAGGCGAGAGATAGGTCTGCACAGCCAGTATGCTCGCGGCACCCAGGGCTGTGGTGTCGTACCCTGAGGAAGCCACGACCGTGAAGTCCACAGCGATGTCAGTGTAGGTCGGATCCTCTACGTGGATGATGAAGTTGATCTCGCGAAGCGTGGCGAGGTAGGCTTCTAGCTCGTCCTTGATAGTCGTGGAGAGAGCGACCCCGTCCACGTCTACGACCGAGACCGTGATCATCTTCTCGTTGTCCGAAGTGTCATCCGAAGGATTGTAATTGTCGGTCCCGATCGCACGGTACACACCTGCGATGCGTCGGCTGAGAACGGCTGCGTCCGAGGCTAGAACGAAGCGAGGAGTGAGCAGCTGCATCTCTGCCCGGAGGCGGGATAGGTAAGCAGCGTCGGTCTCGGCATCTAGCCCACCGCTCGTGGCACCTGAGGCAGTAATGGAGGAGACGAAAGAGAGGCTGTCCACAAGCTCCCACGCTCCGGGACCGAGACCGTTAGAATCGTCTCCCGCCACCAGCGACTGGATAACCACGTCGATGGCTTGAGTGTCTCCCGGGGCCACCGTGAAACTGTTCAAGGTGCTGAACGGAACCAGCTGGTCACCTGAGATTCGGTAGGCGACGACAGTCCCAGCTTCGACGGTGTAGCCTGAGTTGTCTTGCATCGTCCACGTCGTGGCTGTAGAGGCTCCCACTGCTTCAACGAAGACTACACTGACCAGGCTCTCCCCGAAGTACCGGAAGATCGTATCGGGAACGATGTTGCCAACGTTGCGGGTCTCTGCGTTTATGCGTGAGGCGACCTCAAGAAGAACGACTTCCAGATGTGCCTCTTTTGGTTCAAACCCTGTGACGTTCGCAACGAGAGATTCCAGCGCTTCGTCCACGAGGACGTCGGGGTCAGTCTCGAATGGGATGCCGATGTAGCCTGCCATCAGTCTCCTGCTTCCCGGACATCTATCGACAGTGTTCGCACCATAGCTTCTACCTTATCGGGTTCCTCCTGTAGAAGGACATCAATACGGTCGTCCCAAGTAACGGCTCGGTCGATGAGATCGTTCTCGTCTATCTCCGTCTGGAACGTAGGATCTTCGACCCCGAATTCAGGCACCTCCAATCTTTCCCCCAGTGGGGTCAGGAACAACACTCGAACGTTCTGTTCAAGTTCTTTCGGGGAACCTTGCTCGTTCACTGAAGCTTCCCCGTTCACAGTGAACCTGAAGGGGAACTCAAAGTGTGGGATCTGAACGTGAGTCACGGCCACCAGCCTAGTACCCAAGGACGTTCCACGCCGCCACCCAGAAAGAGAACCAGCACTCTGTCACCTGCAGTGGGTACTGTTTCTGAGTGGTCGTGGGCGTCTGGCCCGAGATCTACACGGCTCGTGGGCCAAGGCGCTGGGCCGAAGACATACTTGCCTTCGTCCCAACCGTCTATCGTGAAGTACATCCCTTCAGCGGTGACGCTGTGGCACTCACCTTCCACGAAAGAGTTGGATGTTGACTGAGACCGCAAAGGCTGCGATCGAATGAAGGCGTCGATGTTCATTTGCAAACCTGATATGAGAAGTGCCAGGGCTCTCGCGTGCGACCTTTGGATGTGCCGTTCTTGAGTTGGTAATTGCACCAACCCTCCGACTCGAAAGCAGTGACTATTCTGCGGTAGGTGGGATCGTTGAGCCAGTTGGTTGGGTCTCCCTGAGGGTTCGCTCCCATTGCCCGCAGGTCTACGTCGACCGCTCGACCCTCGACATGTGCAGAATCTGAGGCCTTGCCGAACTTGGCACGGTCGCCGAGGAAGGCAACCCCTTGAACAGCTGTTGATCGGTACGAGTCGCTGATGGTGATCTGTACCCTCTGCCCCGAGGGGTTCTGCATTCCGAGAGCTATCTCCACCCGCCTGAAAGAAGCAGCTGCAGCGCTGGCCAACCGGTGCCCACCCTGCCCAATCTTCACGAGGTCTGCGGGGTCGTCGGGCCAAGTCTGCTGACCAATGGCAGATGCAGCGCCAACGGTAGAACCTCCAGCGTACGAAACAACTGAAACTGCAGAAGCCTCTGGCTCTGGGAGAACCGGCCTGGGCTTCTCCAACGATACGTCGGTGAACAGGCTGAACAATGAACGGGATGTCTGCGTAACGAGCCATTCCCCGTCGGCCGGTCCGAGACCTTCGACAGTCACTACGGTACCGATGGGAACTTCCCAGCGAGCTGCCCGTACTCTCGCTGACAATGTGGCTATCGTCTTCCCCGTATCGAAGTCGAAGTTGATACTCTCTACACCCTTGCTACCCTCACGTAGGGTGTAAGAAGAAGCCTGCTCGAACAGAGCTGTTTCAGGGGTGTATGCGATGGTGCTGTTGTTTAGGACATACCTTCGCCAACCACGCTCTTCAGCGATACGTCCGAGAGCTGCCCATGAGTCTTCCGGGATGGCTTCGGTTGCAGTTGCTTCTACGGCAGGTTGACCTCTAGTGAGTTCAACCTTGCTCTTCTCGCTCGAGCGGAACTTGGCAGGTGTCTCAAACGACAACCAAGGCTCTTCTTTCACGAGCCGTTCTGCGAAGTCGATATGGGTCAAGGTGTTGGCCCCCACCTTCAACGGTTTGTCGTGGCGACGCAGCGCTGCTACCGGGAGGTCTTCCATGACCACAGTCAAGGCAGGACCACTCTTCCGAACCTGCACGAGCTCAAAACTGAATTCGCCCACCTTCACGACCAACTGCTGCTTGAACAACCCACTATTCAGGAGCTTGTTGGTGTCGTCGTACAGCTCTAGCGTTAGTGTGCTGGCACCCTCGATAGTCCGGGACACGTTCGCTTCTTGGAGTATCTCAGCAACGTCACTCTGCAGGGTCTTGCCTTCGAGGAAGAGGCTGTTGAACCCATTCAATGTCGCCAGTGCTTGGTCGGCTGCGCTGCTCATGGGAGCTTCAAAACCTGACCCACTTGGATGCGGTTCGGATCTCTGATATCATTGAGCGTGGCGATCTCGGTGTAGCGTTTCCAGGAGCCTAGCTGAACCTGCGCTATCCGACCAAGGGTGTCGCCCTTCTTGACTGTGTAGGAACGAACGGCAGTTGCTGCCGTCTCAACAATCTTTTCTGTGATCCGGGTCGCGGGGGAGGGGGAAGCTACTGTCGAAACGAGCACGTCTGCCTCAACGTATTCCATCAGAACGACGGTGGCCGATACTCGGAGAAGCTTCCCGTCGCCCGACCTCCGGATAACCGATACTGGGTCTTGCGTGATTGTTTGGATGACCCACAGGAGGTCGGTCATGGGTACTGGCCCAGAGAGGCGAACAGGGGAAGGTTGCTTGGTCGGTCCGACCTGTTTTCTCATGATGTTGCTGAGTGTACCGTAGTCACGTTCCTGAGGCCGGTTGCTGGAGAGTCCATCGAACATCAAGGTGATGGTCATCTGATATGGGTTGTACCCTGCCCAGGTTGTGAAACCTTTGTTCTTCGGTCGGGTGATAACCACCCAGCCGCCGTCAGCTTCGGTAACTGCTGCAGAGGCACCTAGAAGGACGCTGACGGGACGATTCCCGCTCTCGGCCACTACGGGGCTGAAGGTCACTTTCGGAGTCATGCTCGGGCTACCCTATCCCCTGCGTGGTCGTACACAGCCTCAGCGATAACCTTGCGGTCTAGGACGACCTGCAGAGTGATCGGTTCGCTAGACCCACCGCCAGTGAAGGGAGGTGCCATGTTGCGTACGTTGTCGGTCATCGGAACGACCGAAGCAGCCTCTGGGAGGAAGACGATCTCTTCACCTGGCAGCATATTGACTAGGCCAGCGGAGGTTGTCGTACCTCCGCTGTGCAGCTTGCTGATCTCGTCAACCTGCGTTACTTCCAGACGGCCACCGCCGATGGTGCCGATGCCAGGGATATTGAACTCAGGTATGTCGAAACCGAGCCCGTTCCATTTGCGGATGATCCAGTTGAGGGTGTCGATGAAACCGTTCCTCAAGCCGTCCCACATACCGCTGAGTGCGTCAGTGGCACGCCCAGGGATGCCTTCTAGGAAGCCGACTGCCATGTCGAACTTCTCTACGATCCAATCGTAGACACCTGTGACGGTCGACTTGATTGTTTCGAAGTGCGTGACGATAGCTAGCACAGCTAGGCCGACCGGTCCGACCAAGATAGCGAGCAGCAACTTCCAGTTATCCACGACCCAGTTGAAGACTCCCATAACTACAGCCTTGACTGTGTCGAAGTTCTTGATGATCGCCACTGCAGCTAGGCCGAATGGCCCACCAATGATCACGAATAGCTTGGGCCAGTTCTTCTCGACCCACTTGTAGACAGTCATCGCGATGTTCTTCACCGCTTTGAAGGCACCGTCTACGATCCTTCGGAAGGTCTCGCTGTTCTTGTAGGCATAGATCAAGCCTGCAGCCAGGCCAGCTATGGCGACGATGATGAGGCCGATTGGGTTCGCTGTCATCACCACGTTCAGGAGCGCCTGCGCAGCGGTAACGGCTCGGATGATTCCGGTTACGACCTTGAATGCGATGAACCCAGCGAGCAGGGCAGCCAGCACCGGCTGGAGTATCTCACCGTTCTCAGCAACCCAACCGAGGCCAGTTGCCAGGAGCTCGATAGGACGGATACCTTCGGGGACCAACTCGTTGAATTCGGTGAGGACAGGGACCACTAGGTCTGTCCATATAGTGCCGAGCGATTCGAAGATCGACTGGAGCGCCTCGACAGTACCGGTCAGCAAGTCGCCAGTACCGAGCATCCCGTCTAGCTCTTGGGTGACCCCCAAGATACCGCTATCCTTGAAGGCTCCGGACAGCTTTTCCCAGAGGTCTCGAACGATGATGGCGACCCCACCGAGCTTCTCCATCACACCCAGCAGTGTGCCAGCATCCTCGGTAGCTTCCCCACCTCGGAACACGTTCATGAAAGCTGCCCCGAGTAGGGGAGCTGTCTTGGTCAGCTCTTCGACTATCGGGCCAAGCCTCTTGTTCAATGCGGTGACGAGCTTGTTTGCCTGGGGGAGCATCGCCGAACCGATTGCTGTACCAGCTTCTTTGAGTCGCCCAGTGAAGGCACGCCATTGGTTGGCCAAGCCGTCGCTCGTTCTGGAGAGGTCGCCCTGGGCGTCCCCGAGATTCGCCAAGATGAACTTCTGGCGGAGTGCCACCTTCTCGCCTTCGGTCATCTGCGCTGTGGTCTTCTCGAGACCTTGCTCTAGAGCGAAGGCATCAAGGCTTGCGGCGGACATGAAGATACCGAACTTGCGCAGTCCTTCTGTCTCTCCGGAGAGGCCTCCCTGGAGCGATGCGAAGACGTCTTCAGGGGCAGCGTTGTAGAACGAGCCGAGGTCTAGACCCGCTTGCGTGAGCGAAGTAGAGAAGGATGCGAGCTCGTCGATAGGTACCTTGGCTGCTTTACCGAACACGCCGAACTGACGAGCGGCATCTTGAAGCTCTGCAGTGGGGATACCGAAGTCCTGGTTCAACGTGTCGACGAAACCTTGAACCTCAGTAGAAGCAGGTCCGAAGACGGTGTTGAAAGCGCTTGCGGTCTCTGCAGCGTTCATGGCGAGGCCAACGAACTTCACAGCCGCCACCCCAGCCGCTACTGTCAGAGCGCCGATTGCGGCAGCGCCGACCTTGGCTACTTGCATGACGCCGCCGATGCCTGCTTTCAGGATCCCCATTCCTGAACCCATTCGGCGACCAGACCGGTCAGCTTTATCAGCTTTGTCGCCGATTTCCTTGATCCCCTTCGAGGCCTTGTCGGCGTCGTTGGTGAACTGCTTCCGGTCTTTCAGCTTGAGGCGTGCGCCAATCTCTTCTTCAGCCATCTCGACGCACACCTCCTTCCATTAGTTCTTGCCGCCGAACGCTCTGGCTACGCCATTCTGCACAGTGGCTTGCATGTTCTTCCAGTGGTTGTTCTCTTTCTCGCTTCTTCGCTCAGCTGCTTCCTGGAGAATCTCTTTGGCGACGAGCCTGTCGACACCCTCCAGGTTCAGGTAGCTGATCGGGTCCCAACCGCATTCTAAGGCGAGCGCACCGTCCTGAACCGCAGCCCGGTAACGCCCGTTCGTCATTCCCCCAAGAGGGTTGAATCTGCTTCTGTCTCGCGGTACCCACTGAACTTGATCAGCTCTGTAGAGGCAGACAAGATGTCGCCTTGAGTGAGGAACAGTGCGCTCACAACCTGGCGAGCTGTGGGGTGGCGCCCACCGCTGCCTTCCACACCGAGGTTCTCTGCGAGGTCCCCATCAAACAAGGTGGGGTCGCCATTCTCGTCGCCGGGACGCAGGCTGTATTCCTCGCCGTCGACAATAGCGACGACACCTGCGCAACCTCGGATCAAGATGTCCGTATTGGAGTCGAGCTCGACCTCAGCTTGCTTATCCCGCTTGGCCTTCTCTACACGGGACTGTGCAGTCCGGATGAAGCTGTGCGTCACCGGCTTGTACAGAACCACGATTGTGGGGTTGTTCCAACGAGGTACCGGGAGACGAAGAATCTGCTCCTTGAGTACCTCCTCACGACGTTCCTTCAGGCTCGACAAGACGCTTGGAGCTGAGCTCCAAGATACCTCTTCGGAGCCGACACGCTCTTCATGATCTTCCATTGGTCTAAGCCACGCTTCCTTCTGTGCTGATTTCGATGTCCCAGATTTGGGCACCGCTGCTGTTGCTGTCGGTATCACCCGGCATCACTGCCTTGAGGATACCGCCATAAACCATCGGCTGCCCCCAGGGGTTGCCGTCTGCGTCGAGAGGCTGACGACTGACGACGCACTTGGCGCTGCCGGTCTTGTTCATGAGGCTGCTCATGTAGCCCCAGTCCGCTCGGTCGCAAAGACGCGAGAGGGTCAGGTTGCCGATCGACTTCGACCCGCCGAGAGACACTTCAGGTTGCATCCCGCCTGGCTTGTACTTTGTCTCTTCGCTGTCGGAACCACCTCCCGAAAGCGTGTCCCACACGCCCATCGATTGCCCGTCAATTGTGACGGTGTTGCTCCATTGATCCTGCCTCATTACAGCTCCTCTGTGGTGGGAATCTTGACGAATTCCATGTAGACGATTTCGGCGAACTCTGTCATCCGCACGCCGATGACGGCAGAGAGTTTGCGTTCGGCGAGCGACTCTGGCGTGTTCACGGTGCTTCCCGTGTCCACGACGAAGGCTTCGGCGGGGGTATCGCCGAACAACGCTCCGAGGTTGTAGTAACCGAGAAGCATGCCTGTGAGGACACCTTGGTACTCGGCGATCTTGGCCTTAGTGATCTGAGTGAAGACGAAGGGTTCTGCCTTCTCGGCTGCGTCTGCTTCGAGAGCCATTCGCAGCCGAGCGCTCGCAGCGCTCAACCATCCAGCGGTCGAGCCGTTAGGACTGACCATGGTTCGGTACCCATACAGCCGTTGAGTGCCACCTACTTCTCGGAAGACGTTGACGCCTGCCAGGTTGAGGGTGCCTCGTTCGGTGTCGCTCCAGTTGACTCGGTTCAAGCCCAGGCTGAAAGATGGGATTCCGTTGACACCTGCAGCAGGCTCGTTGGGGTTCCCTGTGGCTGCGTCGTGTGCAGCCATGAGAGCTGCGACAACAGCGCTCGGAGGGACGATACGGGTGGTGCCGACAGTAGCACCCGAGATGACGTTCCAACCCTCTACGAGGAAAGCGTAGGACATCTCCTGGTCTGTCAGCGTGGCTTTGACCGCAGTTGAAGCGTTGACGAGGTCAGCCGCAACACTGCTGTCTGCAGAATCGATCAGTGCGAACCGGTTGGTTACAGCTGCGTGCTTGACTACTCCGGTGTGTGCAGCCGTCGTGGTCGAGCCTGGGATTGAAACCTGCCCAGCGCCTGCGCCTGCGGGAATGAGATTCAACGCTGCGATGCGGTGAACGTCGGTGATGTTTGCGCGATCGTCGTCGCCACCAGCCAGGTCTTTTGCCGTTGCAGCAGCAGGTGCCACAGAGCCGACTGCACGGAGCCGGATGTAAGCGTTGGTCGCTGCCCAGGTAACTGCCTCGGTGGGCAGCGTGAACGGGGGAGAAGTCTCCAGGAGGGTGGTGTCTTCGTAGATGGCCAGGGTGAACCGGGCATCAGCGGTAACCGCGACGAGGACCGAGTAGTCCGAGGTGCCTTCGCCGACGCTGTCAGCCTCGAGGCTGTCTGCCGCAGCAGCACCTTCAAGAGCGACGGTCGCCTTTGCGGCAGCTGGCCCGACGACGCGAATCATATTGACTGCGACGCCACCGTTGCGGAAGTATGTCTCGACCGAGTCACGAACACCATAGGCGACTCGTGCGCCGAAGTGCTTGTCGAAGTCGGTCAGGTTCTTCAGCAGGCGGGCAACATCCGTCGGACCACGCTCAGCGAGAGCTGCAATGTGCCAGGTGCCCGTCGGGACGGTGCCTCCTGGGGTCGGTGCTGCAGCTCTGCTGACGATCAGTGTACCTGGGGTCGTCATTGGGTTTCTTCCTCTCCGGTGGTGTCAGTGCTCGCCGAACGGCTTGACTGCTTTTTCGCAGGTGCGCTCTTGACCTCGATTAAGAGACCCTGAGCAACTGCAACCTTATTGTGTGTGATGTTGAGATTCACTCCAACGGCTTCTTCGCCGGGAGCGAGCGTGCGTCCGTCGTCGAGATCAATCGGGTGGCTCGCCACGTTCAGAACTTTGGACATGTCAAACTCCTTGAGTGGTTTCTGTTTCGACTTCTACAAACGTAGCCCGGGATCCGGGGTCGGGGATGGGATCAGCGAGCGGTTCGTCTGGGCCACCCATGGGGTCGATGGTTCGCTGAACCTCTACAGCGAATTGAACGCTCCCTGCAGCCAACGTTCGAAGCATTTCGTTCGGGACTTCATCGTAGCGTTCCCCGAGCCAATCGGTGGCGGTCGCGAAACCTCCCAAGCTGGAGTTCTGAACGACCGAAGCACGTACTGCAGCAGCGTACATTTCAGCGAGCTTGAAGGTTCCTTCTCGGTCCTGCCCCGAAACCACGCAACCTACGCTCAACGCCCAAGTTGCTACGTGGGATCCTCCCAACCTCTCAGGTTCCGTTGCGAGGCCGGGAGCGACGATAACGCAAGAAGGCATCTGGTTCTCTGCGTACTTGCCTCCGGGGAGATCCAAGGCGCTGACCCAGGACTTGAAGTTGGGTAGCTTGGACGGGTCTAAACCCTCCAAGCGAGCGACCTCAGCGAGGTATGTCGGGAACCAGAGCTGAAGGTGGGACCTCATCGCGTGGCGTACTTTCGTGCCGCTGACGATTGGTCCGAAGATATTGGTCTCGCTCACCCGAACGCTCCGGAACCGACGAGGTGCGACTGGAGCATCTTGAGTATGTTCTTACGCAAGACATCCGACAGTTCAACAGGGCGACGCTGAGGCATGCGAGCTCCAGCTTTCTTCTTCTTCTGGTGATAGATTCCGTATGGTACCTTCGAGCCGAAGAACATCTCGTCCGCTGAAGAGCGGAAGACGTGGTCTGGGTGACCCTTCTCAGTGAGTGAATCTCGGAGACGCAACGTAGCGTGCAGGATTCGGGGGTCCAAGTTTCGAGCAGCCTTGTACCGGACGGTGGAGGCAGCGAGAGGCTTCCAGCCTCCACTGTATCGACCTTGGTAGGAGAACTGTTCCTTCTCTTTCTGGAGAAGGTAAGTGTGGATGTCGTCAAACGCTGGACGCATGTCCGCAGCGTTGTCTCCCACTCTTAGGATCTCCCGGGAGAACTGCGTCTCCCCGAAGACCTCGAGGTCAAGCCTCATGGGTAGGTTCCCCGAAGGTTCGGAGGAACGTTGTAGGTTCCCGGAGGAGGACCGAGGAGAGTGTCCAAGGTGTTCGTGACGGGGAAGCCGTAGGACGGAGGAGCGGAAGAAGAAGAGGACTCTCCAGGGAGTTCTCCGGCGATGGCTCGCTTCAAGTCGGCAAGCGCTTCTGAATACAACCCACGGATCTGATCATATGGGCTGCTTCCCTGAGATACCATCTCCGGGAAGAAGGACAGTTCGATTAGCATCGCTACTTTGTAGGACGCTACGGTCCCTGCTTGCACCCAGAACGAGGAAAGTATGTCCGATCCGATTGCCGATGCGAGGCTCGACAGCGAGCTCGTGATAAGCTCGAGGACCTGTTCTTCATCGGGTCGGGTGTCGTCGTTGAAAGTGCCGACCTCATTACCTTCGGTGTCGCGGGTGCGAGCACGAAGGAGAGAACCAACGCTTGCTACATCTACGTTCCAGTCGGAGGTCGGCACTTTCAGCTACTCACTTCGTGAATTCTGCAGCCGCTTCGGCTGCTTTGACGATGGATACTCTGACAGGCTCGTTCCGTGAGACGGAGCGGCGACCTTCAGCCTCAACGATGGTTGCGGCAACGGCATGGTTCTCGGAGATGTACTCGATGACATCTTTGGCGTTGCCATCAACAATGGCGTCTGCAGCTTCGGCGGAGATACCATCGGGGGTCGAGCTGTCCCCGATGAGGTCAGCAGCTTCTTTCGCTGCAGCCTCAGCGTCGAGAGCTGTTTGGAATTCAGCTGCTTCCGCAGCCTCCTTCTTCCCTGCGTCGTCGAGGGGTTCGTGGCCTCCCCCAAGGTGCTGGTTCTGCTCTTCCTGGCGTACCTTGACCGTAGCCTGTGCAGCTGCGATCCGTTCCGCCATCTCTGGTCGCTCTGCAGCGAGGTCATTGCTTTCGTCTTCGGTCGCTCCGATGACCCAGTTAAGGATCTCCGAATCCGACGCAGTGTGGGGGAGTAGGGACATGGTGCCCGGTCGTTCCAGGACTACTCCTGGAAGGACCGTGGCACCGAGTGCGTCCAGGCGTTCTACCTGGTCGTCGGGAATGTCCACGGTTTGCCCTCGGAACGCTGTCTCGAAGGAGGATCTCTCCCCCTTCTTGACAGTGTACCGAACGAGTGCGTGGCGGATAGTGCGCTTCATGGGAAGCCCTTTCTCAGTGGCCCGTCGACCGAATGACGGCGAAGGGGTTGTTGACGAACATGACCGGACGAACCGAGCTCTGCACCCAGGTGCGCTCAGTCCCATTCTCGCGCCACGTCTCGGTGGCCAGAGCCTGCTCGAGACGCATCTCGCCAAGCTGACCTTCCGCGACATAGTAGACGGTGCCGGCAGGGACTCGGTTGGAGGCGTAGGCCTCGTCGAATCCGTTGTCGATCAACATCTGCTGCAGGGAAGCCCCGTAGAAGAGGCGCATCTCGTTGAGCTGAACCGGGTTCATCAGAACGACGTTGTACTGAATACCCAATTCGCGCTGGTCGGCGATGAGCTGGCTCTTCCCGAGGTCTGCTCCAGGAGTCAATGCGGGTGCGGTCGGGTCGCTGCCATTCGGGATGGCCTCGCTCCAGTCGTTGCCCGTGAACTCGGAGAGACCACCGTTGCCGGCGATTGCTGCAGTCACGACCTCGATTGCACGAGCGTTCAGCTTTCGAACGATCGTGTTGGCGAGCTTGATGTTCTCGTTTCGGAACGCCGACTGGTCGTTGCGGTCTCGAGCTTCGTCGGTGAAGTAATACTTCCCGCCGAACTTCTCAACCTGTGCAACCTTCGGTGCCCGACGGGTGCTCGTGACGATCGGGAACTCGCCACCTGGGGAGACGGGTTCAACGTCGCGGTCCAGGTACAGCTCGTTCTCGGTGACCAGGTCGTATACGACTGCGCCGCCAGTGACGCCACCCTCGCTCGTGAAGAGCCGGTCCAAGATGAACCGCTGCAGGGTGAGGTCCTGCAGGAAGTTGGTGATACGGGTCGGCTGTTGCAGCATCGTATCGATGGTGATCGTGTCGCCCGTGACGACGGGTGCCGCCAACGGGTGCGCGACCGGGTTCGGGGATGCTCCGGCGAAGACCGGTGCAGGTGTGTTGTGCTTCATTGTTACCAGCCTCCTCAGGCGATGTGATTCGTGAGTTGAACGACGGCGTCAGCCTCGTCGGCTGCGCCCGTGAGGACGATGCCGCAAGCTCGTGCGTCGGCGACCGCGACGACTGCAGCGCCATTGGCGTCTGCGGTGATCGAGTCTCCTGCTGTCAGGGCTGCGCCTGCTGTGATCGGAACAATCATCCCCGAAGAAATCGTGATGATTGTTACCTTGGCGCCAGTGAGAGCGTCCCAGCTGGCAACGCCGAAGGCTTGCTCGCCTGCACCCGTGGGTCCGACGGTGTATGTGCCGTCGGCGTTCTTGTCGCCAGAGATCGAGACAAGCGTCTTGCCTGCCACACTGGCCGAAGCTGTTGCGGTTACCCGCACAGCGTTCTCCATGAAGGGGATGAGTTCGTTCTGCATCAGTCTGAGGTCACTTTCACTCGGTCATTGCTTGTGGTGTGGCTGGCTTCGATTGCCCGCTTCCAGTTGGAAGGGTAGGCAGTCTCGTCTGCGGCTGCAACGTCGTTGCCTTCGCCAGTCTCGGTCACCGGCACGAGGCCAGCTTCGAGCGAGGAGATGAGAGCGCTTGCGCCGACGGGGTCGGCGGAGAGCATCGTCTCATAATGGACTCGGCGAGCAATCGGGAACTTGCCTGCCCGGATGGCCGTATCGAGAACAGCGTCTCGGTCGGCCTTGTCCTGGCGCTTGACGAGACCTGCAGCTGCGGCAACACCGGAGCGCATTTCTGCAAGCGTGGTGGCGTCCACCAGGACCATCCCCTCGGGAATGGATACCTCTGCGTCGGCGACTTCGCCTGCATCGGTCTCAGCTTTGGGGGTGTCGGCGGGAGCGTCGTTCGTCAAGTCCGGTTCGCCAGAGGC